AGCCATCATTAACCAATCCTCTTGCGATTGGATAACTTAATTTTGCATTGTCTGGAGTAACGACTACGCCGGTTTCTTTTTTAACTTCTGGTTCTGTGTCAAACAATCCAGCTTGACCTTGAGCGGCCGCAATATCGGCGGGACGATTGCTTCCGGTCAAAGTAAATTCGCCAACGCCTTTATCAATCTCAGCCTTCTTCTCGGCCTCTTTCTCGGCTTTGGCACGCTCTTCTTTGGCCTTCTCTTTGGCTCTTACTTCTTCTGGGGTTTCGCCTTTGAGCTCCAGTTCTCTTTCACTTGGCTCAGAAACTGGAGCCTCGTGTTCGGGCTCATAGACCTGATTAGCTTGATCAGCTCTTCTTTGTTCATTGGCGGCTTCTTCAATGAGGAAGTTGACATCTTTTAACTCCAGTTGTTCTTTTACTAAATCTTCTAGCTCTTTGATATTGCCCTGAATGCTTTCAATTTGAGCAGTCAATCCTCTAATTTCAAACTCTGAATTGTGATCCAGATAATTTCGAGTCCTAAGCTTTTCTTTAATGTGCTCAGTGGAATCTGTTTCATCAAAAAAATCAGAGTCGTGACGCATTCTAGGCTCTAGGTATGCATCTAACATTCCATTAGAAACTAAATCAGAAAGAGTTCCTGTTCCGGTTTTGCTTTTGAGCTGATTAAACTTGGCGTCTGGCCCAATGTCTTTTATTTCTTCTGGACTGAGTGCTTTGAGTTTTTTCAGCGTTCCAAATAGGCCGCCCTTTTCTTGAAGTCTTGACTTTTGCCTTTCCAGCAAATCCAATTCTTTATTGCGCTCTTCCAAATCCATTTGCTCTTGCGTTTTTGGATAAGGCATTTCTTCAATTGGAGGACGCAATTGGCGCATCTGTGGTTTGACTTCTTTGGTCTTAATATTGCCAACAAGTTTACGAGCAGCCAACACTGCTTTGCGGTGCTCAATCAAAGCTTTGTTTAAGTCTTTTTGAGCTGCTTGAATGGCTCTATTTTGTTCGCCAGGTGTTTTATTGTTTTTTCTGGACGATTCTTGCGCAACAATCTGGCCCTTTTCATTGATGTCGTTTGATGTATTATTCAAGCGATCAATTGCATTTTGATGTGCATCAGGATCTTTTGCGTTAGGCATTGAATCCGTAAGTTGTTGGGCGTAATCATTTGCCGTTTCAATGGCCTTAATTGCAGTTTTAGATATTTGATCCAAAACAGGCAAAGGTGTAATGGCAGATTCAGAAACACCGATTTGCGGCTTAACTTCTGGAGCTTTTGTTTCGGTGGGTTTTTCTTCAGCCTTGGGTTTCTCGACTTTGGGCTCTTCCACTTTAGGTTCTTCAGCCTTTACTTCTGGCGCCTCAACAACAGGCTCTTCTACTGGCTTGGCCTCTGGCTCTGCAACAGGTTCAGCTTTAGGAATAACAGTTTGATTTGCTGTATCTGTAGACGCTGGCGCGGTGGTTATTTCTTTACCCTCCAACTCATCTTGCATTGCCTGAGTATCGTGAGACTCAGAAGGGGGTACTGTAACTTGTTGATTTATAACGGGTTTTTCTTCTGTTGGTAACGTTACCACTTGAGGGGCGGCGGCAGGAGCGGCCGGAGCAGCTTCTTGTGGTCCATAAGCCTTGTGTCCAGCAGCTGTACCAGCAGCGCCCATAGCAATACCTGCAAGCATGCCTGAGCCAGCAGCTTCAGGAACGCCTTCCATAATAGGTTTGTCTTGAGCATAATTCATCCACATCTGCTCTTGCGCAGACTGTGGCAACTCCTCAAACACACCCTCTGTGATGCCTGATGCGGCAGATTGCTTAATAAAGTCTTTGATGGAGGCGGGCTCACCTTTCGTGGACTTGCTGGCCAACATGGTGTTGACGTTATCAAACCCAAGCTTGTCTGCAACCTTACCAGCGATAGCGCCAAATAAAGCTGTACCAGCGCCAGAACCGACGGCGGCCAATGCTTGCTTGCCAGTCAGCTCACCAGTTGGAGCTTCTTCACGCATTTGCTCAGCAGCACTACCAGCGCCCATTGCGCCCTCACCCAAAGCGCCAGCGATGTATGGAGCAACAACAGGAGCGGCTTTGAGCACGCCTCTAGCAATGCCAGCCCCGCCAATCATTTGGGGAATAGATTCACCTACAGAAGTAGCAATGGTGCTGGGGTTTTGCAGAGCAGCGCCAATCGTGGGCAAGAATCCCTTGGCTTCAGCAACCTTTCTGTTGGCCGCTTGCTGGGCTTCAGAGAGATAGCTATCGAGTATTTCCTTGGCCTCTTTGGGCTTGTATCCAGCCTCTGAAAGCATTTTTCCTATTGCTCCCCTGGTCGGTATATCAGCCAGGCCAACAAACGATTCTGGCAGGCCAATAGCGCCTTTTAAGAATGTGATGCCCGTGTCCTTGACGTAATCGGCCATAGACCTATCAGGAGACTCTTGAGACCTTTGCGCCAACTGTTGCTGATATTGATCAGCAGTCATGGTGTTGGGGGCAGGCGTCTCTTGAGCAGGGCTAAAGTTGGCTTGCGCATATGCCAAAACCTGATCGGGGGTTGCTCCTTCAGGTGCGGTTACCTCAAACTTACGACCATCTGGCGAAGTTATTTCAAAACGAGGCATGTTAACTCCTATTGACCGATGGGCTTAATACTCCAACCGCTTGCTTGACCCGCAGGATTGTTTGGATCAAATCCTGGAGGCAGTGGTCCTTTCGGTGTAGCACCGGGGATTCCAGCGGGAAGACCTGGCTGAGCTGATGGCACAACTGGAGCGGCTGTTTGTTGTGGGCCAAATCCAGGTATTAAAGAAACGGTTGAAGCAAACGCATTTTTAACTTTATCGCCAAAGCTTTGTTTTGGTTGGCTCTGCATGATCGTGTCCAATTCGGCCATTGTTGGCGCGGGAAGACCGGCGTCAATGTAATAAGGCACAGATTTTTTGTGAATGCGAGTAAGCAAATCATTGTATTCTTGAGTTCCAGGCTGAACAGTGCCAACACCAGGTTTTAATTGTTCAGAAAGTTGTTTAATGACTGGGTCGGAATTAACCCTAGACATTACCGTCTCAAGTTTTTTATCCTGCTCAGTGGGTTTTGATGCGCCCAAAATACCAAGATATTGACTGCGATAGTCGGCTTCATTTTGAGCCTTTTGAAAATCAATTGCGTTCTTTTCTTTCTGCGCGGCAAGCTCTCCTGCCTTGGCTTGAGATGTATTGAGCGCAGAAATGCCCGCCAACTGGAGATGTTTACCGGCCATCATTGAAGATTGAGCGGCATTTTGTAGAGCAATTTGATCTTTAACATCACCCTTGAGTGCAGCGCTCTTTGCTTGTTCGGCCAGGAATTGTGAATGATCAAGTGCGTCTTGAGAATCTTCAATGGCCTTTTTGCCAGACACATAAGCTGCAACGCCTTCTTTCCCGCCAGCAGCAATGTTTTGGAAAGCATAAGGAGACGTTCCACCAAGCATTCCAAGACCCGCTTGCAACAGCGCCATCTGAGTATTGGTGTCTTTTCTGTTCTCAATATCAGCTTGTTTTGATTTTAGCTTTTGAATGTATGGATCAAACAATTGAGCGGTTTTAGCCTGCTCTGGTGCGGCCGCTGCTTCAGCTCCAGCTCTTAATGTACCTGTGTATTGGTTGATTTCTTCAGCAGTTGGATTGGTTGGTAAATCAGCTTGCGTCAAGGGAGTATAGCCATAAGCACTACCGCCTTTATCAAAATGGTGTTCACCGGTAATGCCGCCGCCTGCCATCTTTTGAAGATTTTCGGCAGGCAACGCACCAATTCCCTGCTCTTCAGGAAGTTGTGGGGCAGCTTGTTGAGGCGCTTGAGGTGCGCCCTGTGGCATTGCTTGTGGTATGGGACGCTGGGGCATCATTTGAGCCAGGTCCTGCTGATTTACGGGCGGCTGAGCTTGGCCTGTTTGCTTGGCCATTTGCTGAGCGCGCATGTTCTTTCTGTCCTGGCTTTCTTGGAAGGCAAGAGGAAAGATGTAAGGGTCGTTTTGATGCATCTGTGCATACTGCGCCAACTGCGCATCAGACATCATGCGCAATGTAGAAGTTACATTATGTGGTGCTAACATCATTCCTCCATCTTGGCTAGAGCCAAATCAACCAAACCCCTAGACTTAATATCTTTCGTAGAGCCGCCTTTAGCCGCCTTGAATGCACCTAAACCTGCGGCGGTCAAACCCAAACCTGCCACTTGAGATAACGTGCTTGGGGGCGCTTGATACACGGACGCAGACTGCTGAGTCATTGGCAAGCCGCGAATCAAGTTGGACATAAAGTTCAACTGCTGATAAGGGTAGTTCTGCTGGTTCAAGAAGTTCTGATATTGCGTATTGTCAACGTTCTGAAGTTGCTGTTGTTGCTGACCGCCCAACTGATTCTGCAATCCAATAATTCCAAGGTTTTGGTTGTATTGGTTGTTGCCTAGCGTACCCATTGTGTTGGCCGCAGACAAGGCCGTATTGAGGCCCTGCATACCCAAGTTAGCGCCAAATTGTTGCTGTTGAGCATTCAGTTGATTTTGGGTGTTGTATTGGTTTTGAGCGTTATTGAACGCTGTGTTGTAGCCTTGGCCAATCAAATTTTGGTTGGCCAATTGATTGTTTAAGTTGGTAGCGGCATTTTGCACACCAAACCTAGAACCCCCAAACGCACCCGCTTGAGTTGCCTGCGAATTTTGTGTTTGCTGAGCTGCGCCTTGCAGCTGCTGTTGAATAGCCAACTGAGGAGCAAGAGAAGCCTGCAAGTAAGGGTTCATCAAACTCTGAGCATCTGCGGCCGTAAAGTTTGAGGGCTGGAATGTGTACTGAGTATTAAGTCCTGCCAATCCAGCTTGACCTGCGGTTGCAGTTGCCTGCCCCAATTGAGGCGAAACCTGCATCAAAGACGCATTGTTAAACGCTGACTTCTGCAAAGGTGTGAATTGCGCAACTTGTTCCCCCATATATTGTTGATATGGGTTGGTATTGACGTCTGTTAAAGCCGCGGCTTGGCCCAACATGGCTTGTCCATACGGAGCAATCTCGGGCGCAAAGCCCGTTGAATATTCCGTCATTGATGATGGTGTTGTTGTCGTAGTCATTTTCGTTCCTTATGCGGGAAGGTATTTTGATGCGTTGGTGTTGGTCGCAACGGCATCTTTACCGGTTGTCTTGCGGCGAGCGTTTTGAATGCGATCCATCATTTTGTATAGTTGACGAGCACCAGCTTCTGTTGAACCGTTGCCTAATTCAGAAACGATCCGAGCAGGAACCACAAACTCACCGTCAGCAAGACGAGCAGGCTCAGGATCAGAAGCGCCAATAGTAGCAGGGATTGAATCCGATACGCCATCACCCGGACCACGAAGCAAACGTCCACCATCTGAGTACCCTCCTAAGTGACCAACTGACATGCCACCAGCTGCCATGTTTGTCATGGTATGTCTCATTCTTCCAGTTGGCAAATACTGAGAATTAACGCCTGAATTTAGTCTTTGACTAAGTTGCATGGCTTCATTTGGATTTAAATTTTGAGAATATAAAGCAGCCGCCAATCCAGCCCCAGTTGGTGTTCTCATTACATTGCTTGGGACGGTTTTATAAAAAGCTTCTAACGGATCATTTTGATATGCAGCCGCTTCGTTTAAATTGCTGTTTTCATAAGCTTCAGAAGCATTGTTTACTAAAGATCCCGCGTTACCAGCATAGCCTTTTATTTGACCGCCATGAGCCAATCCTTGCAGACCGCCTGCGGCAGAACTTTGCACTGGAGTGGCAGATAAATCTTTACCTGTCGAATCGTACTTATGTCCGTCAATACCAGTATAAGTACCATCGCCATTTGAGTAACCATATATGCCGTTTGGCAACGCGGTATACCCCAAAATCTTGGCTGTATTGGAACTAATACCAACTTGAGGAGATCCTAAGTAGTCGCGTGTAGCGCTGAAGTTAGGGTCGTAGTTGGGGTTGGGTTTGTATGTGTGCGTAGTAGCATCGTATATCTGAGGCGTGCTCACCTGATATTGATTACTCATTGGCAAACCCATCAAGCTTTGATAAGGAACAGACACTTGGCCAGTGGGTGTAGTGGGCAATGGGTTCCAAGGCGACTTACCCATCAAGTAGTCGTATGCAGCTTTTGATCCGCCTGTTAGGGTGTTGTTGGCCGCATTAAACTCATCCATATTTTTATATGTTGGGATGGTGTAGCCTGTGCTGCCACCGCCTGCGGTGTAAGCGTTAACAACTTCATCCATACCTGAGAAGCCACCATAAGGACGGCCGGGGACATTTGACGTTACCGTTGTTGTGCCATTAGCGTTCTTGGTAATGTCTCCGGGATTGTTTACGTTTCCGTATGGGTTTAATGTACCAGCAGGAGCATTGGTTCCTGAGTTGGTTGGCAATTGAATTTTGGTTACATTACCTGTGCCGGGTGTGGGTGTTGTCACATTACCGGGTCCGGTTTGAGTGTTTGTATTAGTGTTAGTGTTCTGTTGCGCTTTTAATTGAGCTTCAGCAAGCGCGTATCTAGCAGCCACTTCATTGGGAGCCAAGCCCGTAATAGCTGCCATTTGATTTGTGGATAGATTATTATCATCCATGTATTTGGCCCACTGTGTATCGTTTGCAAACGGAGTGCTTGCAGGGGCGGGGCCGAGTTTAGCGCCTTCTTGTTGAACGCCAACTGTTTGACTGTAATCTGTACCGATTGTAGACGCATCAACACCCAAGGCTTTCGCCAACTGCGCAGTAGAAACGCCATTTTGAATCATTTGATTTTGGATATTCTCATATCCGCCACCACCGGGTTTTTGTGCCGCTGCAACCGCTTGTTGAATTTGAGCATCTGTGATGGCCGTATTACCGGCATTACCAGCAGCGGTTGTTGCATACTGACCTGTAGGCATTACAGTGTTGTAATCAGATTGAACTGTTCCAAGACTTGTACCCAAAGCAGCCGCAACTTGTTCGGGCGTAACGCCATATTGGTTCATCGCCGCCGCAATAGCAGCTTGAGATTTTGCGTTATCTCCGCCAAATAGTTTTTGCTGTTGCTGAACGTAATTAGCAATTTGTTGGTTTGAATAATTTGTGTAATTGTCTTCATTTGGATGGAGATCTGGAACGCCTGTTCCTTTACCAATCATGACCGGATTAGAAGCGTCCATTGCGCCTTGTCCTGAATCTTGAATAGATCCGCCATCATCGTAATGCTTGATTGCACCGCCATTTGCAAGCGCCATTAGACCGCCGGTGGCTGACTTTTTAGTTAGTGCTTGCTTGGCGCTTAAGTAATCTGATGTGCTTAAAAAACCTAATTTATAAGCGGAATCAATAGCCGCCGCATTGGTCGTATCAATCTGACCCTTAGAATTGAATGGGCTGTAGTATTGATCTTGGCCGTAACTAAATGTTTGTTGATTAAAGTTAGGCAAGAATGGGCTATTTCCTTGCGTTCCAGACATCGGTATAGCGGCATACGTTGACGCGTTGGATGCCATGTTATATGTTGTCTTCCCAGTTGTTGGATCTTTTACAGCAACAGCAGGGGCATACATCATTTGTTGTTTTGTTGTTGGATCAGTATAAGTAAGAACTTGCTGACCAAAATTATTTAATCCAACAGTGTATTGGGTGCCTTTCGCAATACCCGCATTTGATGCTAATTGGTCAGTTGCGGCTTGTGGATCAAGGAAATAGTTGTACCAGTTAACGTTGCTAGCGGGGTTAGAGTTACCAGTAGCACGAGTATAAAGATCAGGAGTAACGCCTGCCGCAGCTAATCCTTGTGGCCCCATTTTTGCGGGATCAGTCATGGCCTGCAGCAAAGCGTTGTATTTGGGGTCTTGTTCATTTATAACCGCATATGGATTATCTGGGTTGATGACATTAGCAATTTTGCTTGCAGCCGCCAAAGTAGTGAATGTTTGATCGTTAGGACTTAAAATAAATCCAGCTTTGCCTGACTTAGCAATGTCTAAAGCTTGTGACGGATCCATTCCAAGTGTATTCAATTCTTTAAGAATTGCGCCTTGTCCAAGGGTATCATACCCACCTACTGAATTGATCGTTGTATTTTTCTTTAAGTAATCTGTAAACTGTTGTGTTGGGTCAATGCCTTCAGCAGTATTGAAGTTTCTTAGAGTGCTTTCATACTGACTTGGTGCGTTTGCGGCCATTGAGCCCAAGTTACTGTATACATCGTTTGCGCCAACTCCTTGCGTTTTATTGTACGCATCAACAGCAGAGGCTATATCAGAAGTAGAGGCGTTAGGGTGGGCCGCAATCCAGTTGCTAATATCAGATTGAATCTTGTTTGTTTGATCCATCTGAAGAATAGAATAAGGTTTTACAGCTGCATTCAAAAGACCTTGGGCAAAAGTGTTTCCTTGGCCAGCAGAATCAATCATGTACTGTGGAATATTTCCGCCATTTTGCTGGTTGTATGCGTTAAAAGCTTGTGTTACTTGGTCTTGGTTAACACCATATTGTTTTTCAGCATCGGTTAATCCTTGTCCACTTAAGCTCTTTTGCGAGATGTAATCAACAATTTGTTCAGGTGTGTACTGGGATTGACTGGCTGTTTGTGTAACCGCTGGCGCAGTGTTTGTATTGGCTGGTGTTTGCCCATAATTGCCATTTGTATAACCCATCGCTTGATTAACTTGGTCTTGGGATACGCCAAATTGCTGCTCTGCATTGGTTAAAGCCTGACCACTTAAGTTATTTTGGGTAATGTAATCAGAGATTTGTTGGTTGGTGTATTGCGGAGCGGCTGTTGTGGTAGTACCGCCATCATCGTAATGGTGAACGCCACCGCCCTGAGCCAAAGCCACAAGACCTCCAGTCGCAGCACCGCCGCCAACAGCGGGTGTAGAACCTTGATAAGAATAACCACCCATAGGGCTGTAGTTATAGTTGCGGATGAACTGTGTGTTGGGTCGGTTGGGTACGTTTAACTTTTGGGGTGTGGCAAGGGCTTTGAGGCCGTACACGCCTGCTGCGCCCAGTGCCAACTGTGTAGGTAAGTCCTGCTTTCCAAACCAACTGGTCAATTGTCCAAAAGGTGATACTTTATCCGTTCCGGGCATAGTTGTTGTTGGGGGCACCGTTCCGGGCAGCGCTTTAGCCAATGTGCCTTCAGGGGTTTGGTTGTAGTTGTAGCCACCGCCGGGAGTTATAGCAGGGTTGGTATTGACGGGTGTTGGAACGCGTTCTTCAACAGGCGCTCCACCACGCCCCGCCATTGTGTTTTCAGCATCAAGTCCAGAATTGGGTGGGGTGTTGTAATTACCCATGCCCATGCCTTCGCCCAAACTAGCGCCGCCATATCCAGCTAAACCAGCCATCAAGCCTTGAGCTAAGTTTCCAGACGAAAGTCCAGCAATTCCGCCAGTCAAAAGCGCAGCATTTCCAGCAGCTCCCAAACCGGTATAGGTGTCCATTAAACCACCAGCGCCTGTCAAACCCCCCACACCACCAGTAAAATAATCTAAAGCGGCGGCGGCAGCCATATCCACCAACGGATTTTTGGTGGCATTAGAAATGTCTTTTCCAACGGTATGGATAGCGCCGGATATATTACCTATGGGGTCTGAAAAGAAGCTCATGCTTGCTCCAAGAATTTGTTTAAGTTTACCATTTAGCCCACTTTCCAGCTAGTACCATTTGAGTACACAGGCACAGTATTTGTACCCCCGCCAGTCACTGTTGCGCCAAATGTTGTGGTTGTTGAATCTGATACAAAAGTTCTAGTGCCAGCATTCGTAGTTGATGCTGTTGGTAATGTTGCCACCGTATAAATGGTTGTATTCGTAATGTACGAGTTGGTCAATATAACCAGTACAGAGTTCAGCTGGTTAAAAAACAAACGCAACACATCTGTTAACTTATCGCTGTACTGGCGGTCATATTGGACCGGCGCAAGGGGCAGGTTGGGTGGGGCTGGGTTGATTGGTTTTGTTGCCATTACCTTCTGCCGTCCGGTCTTGCGTCAAAACGTGGTGAGCCCAACTGCCAAGTCGTACCCAGCTGATTGGACTCCATCTTGAATATAAACTGTCTACCCCTGATTCTGGTGTACACATATCCTGTAAATGTTTCGGGATTGCCGTTGATGTCTACACTATAGACCGGATTGGGATAGGCTTGAGTAACTCCAGATCCTGAATTGGTTAACGCCTCAATCGTCATTGTGGTTGTCGGGCTTGTAGCCGTCGAATTTTCAAACGTCAAATCAGGAAGCACTTTAGAAATAAAAGCAAAATGATCCCCCGTTTGATCGGATATATCAAACTCAGAAGATGCGATGTAGGCGTCTATAGGCGCTGGAGTGCCGGTCTCGTTGTCATCTAACCCGCTTTCTTGGTTGACCAAATAACCGTTGTATGTGGCGCCAATAGGATTGGTTTGAAGCGTGTTATCTAGCCAAGCTGTGCGGCCCATTGTGCCGTAATACCATGTGTTTTCGATATAGTTGTACACAACGTAGCTATTGATTTGCTCACCAGTCCCAGAAACGTAGAACCACCACACTTCGTTAAAGCCCTCAACCGTACTGCAATAAACCTGCTGGTTTTGCTGTTGGTTAAGGTTTTGGAATACATATCTACGAAGGTCGCAGTTGAGCGTTTGAACGCGGCCATCGTATTTATAGAACTTGTCTATACCCATCCAATAAACCACTCCAGACGCAAGCACAGCTGCATTTGGTCCAATGATCGAGATGTTTTCAGATAGCAGTTGAACACCCCAAACGTAGGGAGGTCCAAGATATTGGAGCGAATAAACTGCCTGATCGGTAATGGTCACAATCTCTTGGCGGGTCTGCACATAAGTCACAATCTGGGACCCGTGAGACAAGCGCACATCACCTGCTTGGTTGGTGACATCTGGATACCATACAAGCGGATTTTGCTGGTCTGACCAACGAATCTGCATGGGGTCAAGGTAACTTGTGCCAATAGGATTGGTTCCAAACACAATCACAAAATTAGACGCATCAGAAACAGTCAATGCGTTTTGATATAGGGGAACATCTCCAAGCAAAGAAATAGACTGAGTTCCAGACTGGCTGCCTGTCGTGTTAATGGCCGCTCCACCAGGGGTAGACGCAAGATTAAAGGTTGTGCCAGATACATTGATGACGTAATACGTTGTATTGGTGGACAGACCGCCTGGCAAAGCTCCTGTAGTCCCAAGCTGGATTGAGCTGCCATTGGGAAGATTAACTGAAGAAGTAATAACAGCTGGAGAAGCAATCGTAATGGTAATAGTACCACCCGTTGTGTTCAGCGCCACCCCTCTTGTGTTTACTCCGCTAGAAGCCAGCCAATAATAAATGCCGCCCCCTCGAGGTCCAAAGAGTAAGTTTTCACCAAAGTTATAGGCGTTCCAAATCTGAATGTTGTTTTTGACCGTTCCGCCATTTCCCCAAGTACCAGCGCCAAAATAGCCCGCACCCCAACCATTAAATGGAGTTTGTGTAGCCGGTCCTGTGTTGACCTGAAAGGCAGCTGTAACGGTGCCGCCATTCCCTGTGTCACTAGAGTTGGCTGTTGCAGTAGCAGTAAATGTGAATACATTAGCGCTAATAACGCTTGTAATTTGATACTGCTGGTTTAATACGGCGCTGGTAATATTACCACCTAGACCGGTTGCTCCTGAAAAAGTCACAAAATCGTTGATTGCAGCGCCGTGAGATGTAGCGGTTACTGTTATTGTGGAAGAGCCAGCTGTTGCAGCAAATGGGTTGCTAAGTGTTTCTGTTGCCCTGATTGGTGTAATATCATAAAAAGCTGTGCCATATGTAAGGTAAAACTTTAAGTTTGTACCAACAGCAACCAAATTTAAGTTGGCCAGTGTGACCCAATTCCAAAGCGTTCTGCAAACACCTAAGAATTTATTGACTGAATATTGCGTCCAGCCGCCTATTTTCTCGGGACTGCCTTGGCGAAACCGAACCTTGTCGGACTCATACCAACCACCTTCGTTATGATAACGGGTGTTTTCGCGATTGACGCCGGGTCTGAATGTAGGCTTGATGAGTGGCATACACTTGTGCTGTTAAGCGCCCAGAACGGAAAGCGCGTGTTGAGTCAATTTTATGCGTTCATCAAGACCAAATGTACCACCATTTATGCGTCTACACAAGCCTTCTTCGTTCTGGGCTTCTGCCAGCTCATTACAGCCGTGGGTTTTCCAAAACCATCCTGCGCTTAGAGCAGCGTACATAGGGGTGGCCACAAGATCAGGTTCTGTCAAAAAGTCCTTTTGGACTGCCTGCCCAAAATGCCAATAGTTATCATGCCCCGTTAATTGGATACATCCGCGCCCGTGGAAACGCCATCCATCGCCGCTTGCTTCATCACGGTTCCCCATACGATTGGCGTAAATCCGATTGGCAATCTTCTCGGCGTGGTGAGCGTAAAGTGGGATTTCTTCTGGCTTGAACTTGTGACCAAACAAAGCTTGAAGGGTTTCGGGGCGATAGTTGAGGTTTTCTTCCAGTGTTTTGAAATGGTTGCACTCGTGTGAACACTGCCCAATAAATGCAGCCTGTTCTTTAGCATCGCTTATTCCAAACGTGGTAAAAGTTGTAGTCAAAGGCTCAGACCATTCTGGTCCGATACCCAACGCATGAAGTTTCTCTGTTGAAATCATACTTGCACCAATATCATAAATAAAACTGCCACAATCAGGCACATTAGAATGATCGTTATTTTGTCATTCATATCAGTGCTGAATCACGCCATTGGTGATCACGACAGGGGCTGTTGTTAGCTTGGATACTGCATTGTTCATCGTGGCCAAATCCATGCTCAAAACGCTGTTGTAAGCGGCTGATTGATTGGTCAAGGCAGTGGTAACGTTACCAGCGTTGGTAGCCGCCATGTTGGTCAGCGCAGTAGCAGTCGTTTGATTGGCTGAGTTAGCCAAAGTTGCAAGGCTAGTTGTAGCGCCATTTGCTACGCTCACAATCCCTGCATTGGAATTAGCTGCCATAGAAGCCTGATTGTTAGACCCAGTATTAGCAATGGAAGCAAACGTACCGTTAGTGTTGATAGCAGTTGCCGTAGCATTATTAGACTGCGTGGTTGCCACTTTTGCGTTTTCATAGATGCCAAATCCTTGAACAACTGTGGGTAACAACAATGATGCCCACTTGAAGGCATCATCTCCTGAACTCCTTGGGGCGTCAATCTTCTGTTCTTGACCGCCACCACTAAAGCCCATCTGCATGGACATGACTGCAGCCACTGACGCAGCTGGATCGCCTTTCTTAACGACTTCAGCCAGCACTTGATACTTAGCCTTGTCAGCCTCGGCTTTGTACCGTGCAATGGCTACTTGCGTCTCAGAATACTTCTGATAGTCACTGGTCGAAGAGCACCCAACAAGGGCTACGACTGCGAGGGGAATAGCGTACTTAATCATCTATTTTCTCCTTGAGGGATTCTCTTACTTGGTTGTAACTGGTGATGCAGGCGTTGAGGGCACGGATTGCTTTGTCTCCGTCTGCGGTGATGGCGATAAGATTTGCAGAAGCCTGTCTGTCAAGTTCGGCTCTTGCGGTTGTATCTCCTCCGGTAGTTCCGGTGGCGTTGGAGGAACATACACTATTGGAGGTGACGGGGATTGACAAGCGCATAGCCCCAGACTGCACATCAGCAGTGAGCTTAGTAATCTTAACTTGAGCTTCA